CACCTTTTATTAAAAAAGCACCATGGTCGCCAGAAGTATCTGTTCTTCTGCACACCACATCAGCCGTATAATATATCGTTTTATCTAACGGAACAGGTATTCTATTGTTTGCTTCACCGTTAAGAAATATTTCTGTTTCAACAGCGTTGGATGTAGTACCAGTCAGTGTATATCCCTCACCGCCAGCGGGTCCAGCAGGACCAGTTGGCCCAGTATTGCCTTGTGGTCCAGTTGGACCAGTTGGACCTGGTGTTGTTGATGCCGCACCTGTTGGTCCTGTTGGTCCTGCTGAGCCGGCTGGTCCTGTTGGACCAGTTGGACCGGCATCACCTTGTGCGCCTGTTGGTCCTGTTGGTCCTGCTGAGCCGGCTGGTCCTGTTGGTCCTGCTGAGCCGGCTGGTCCTGTTGGTCCTGCTGAGCCGGCTGGTCCTGTTGGACCAGTTGGACCTGTAGGACCTGAAACTGTATTAGAAGTAGTAGATCCATTATTGCTAGAAGCACCGCTTGATATGGTAATAGTTTCGAATACCAACTTCTTCAAATCAGCATTATAAACAAGAGTTTTTCCGTTAGCTAGATTTGTTGTATCAACATCATCTAGTCTAAGTAATCTTACTTCACCACCTGAGTCTCCGCCGCCCCAGCCATTGTAACCTTTGGAGACCGATTGATTAATGTTCTGCTTATATTTTTGCAGATCAATTTGTATTTTCTTTTCGAACGATTGCCACTTTTCTTCAAGTGGTTTGATATCGGCATCTTCACCAGGATCACCTTTGTCACCCTTGTCGCCTTTGTCTCCCTTGTCACCTTTAAGACCACGTTCACCAGTGTCACCTTTTGAGCCGGCTAAACCACGATCACCTCTTTCACCCTTTTCACCTTGAGATCCTGCATCACCTTTTTCACCTTGAACGCCTTGAGCACCGACTTCACCTTGTGGTCCTTGTTCACCGGTGTCGCCTCTGTCGCCTTTTGCGCCACGTTCTCCGGTATCACCCTTGTCGCCTTGTCGTCCTTGTTCACCTTGGTCACCCTTTGCACCAGTTAAACCTTGTTCACCGGTGTCGCCTTTGTCACCTTTGAGACCTTGAGCACCGGTTTCTCCAGTATCACCTTTTTCACCTTGTTCACCGGTATCACCCTTTTCACCTCGTTCACCGGTGTCGCCTTTGTCTCCCTTGTCACCTTTAAGACCTTGAGCACCAACAATACCACGTTCACCTTTTTCACCTTGAGGTCCAGGTGCACCATTTTTACCTGGTGATCCTTCTGGTCCTCTGAGTGGTTTATTTTGTGCAATATCTTGAACTACTTCATATAGTTCATTGATATCAGAACGTACCGATTTTACTTGCTTTTCGGTAAACGCAATTGATGCCGCTAGAAGTGTTGATTCGTTTAAACCTACGGGTTTAGATTTATTTTGGTCCAACTTTATTATCCTCCGATGACATTGAATCAATAAAATTAATTAATGATTTTGTCAATTCGACATTAGGATCTTCAGGTTCGACTTCAACAATTTTTTGAATGGTTGTATGTTTTTTTTGTGTTTGTTGTGACTCATACAAAGATTGCTTAGACATATTGTTGTTTGTTATTGCACGACCAAGCATACGTAATGGTGGTGTTAACGTTTCACCTAAACTTAAATCACCTTTTGGTTGTGGGGTTGGGTTAGCCGCTGGAGTTGCATCGGCCGCCGGTGCGGGTGCACCACCGCCACCTCCAGTACCGTCAGGATTCATCAATTCTTGTTGACCTTGTTGTGCAATTTGCATTGGATCCATAATTAGACCGGCAGCTTTTTCTTTATCAATTTGTTTCTGCATCAATTTAATGTCATCATCTGATAGACGCAGAACGTTTCGTTGAATCCATTCCATAGAATAGTAACGACCAACATATGGATCAACAGAACCTAGAAGTGATAGACGTTCACGTACAAGTTCAGCTTCCTTTAATTCGGCAAAGTTATTATCTTTGATGAAGTCATAATATATGTTTTCTTTAAATTCATCAAACTCATCCGCAGTACAGATACCTTTAAGTACACATTGTACACGAAGTGCTTGACCAAAAATTTCAGAGAACTTTTGGCGTTGACGATCAACAAACTTTGAAAATTTAACCTCATCACGTGAGATTTCACCCACACGACCTAGTGAGAATCCAGAACTTTCTGGATTTAAACGAGACACCGGAACGTTTAACGATTTGTAAAGTTTCTTTTCGAAATACTTAACGTCTTCCAGTTCACCTAAGTTCTGACCACCAGGTAGTGTTGTAATTTCTGTACCTTTACCACCTTCACGGCGAGGCAACCAAAAATCTTCCATCATTGAAAGGTGTTTACGATCATCACGTACTTCACCAGTCTGTGCATCATACACCAACTTGTTCTTGTACTTAATCATAATGTCACGTAGGTATTGTTCTGCTTTTAACTTTGGTAAATTACCAACATCAATGTAGAATATACGGCGTTCTGGGGCACGTGAAATACGGTAAATAACCGTTGCATCTTCAATCATGCGGAGTTGATTGAGTGGCTTAATTGCTTTGTGTAGATAGGATAATACGACTGCACGGCGTGAGTCCATTAATCCAGAATTGATGTTGATGATTGCATCTTTAGCAATACGCACACCAACTGGACCATAACTTGATGATGTACCGGATACTACTTTATCGTTATAGATATAATATTCATTGACGGTTTGCACCAAATCAACTGAAGTTCCGGTATCCTTTTCTTTTTTGATCTCTCGTATCTTACGAATCTTACGTGGATCAATATATCTGAGTGCTTTAATACCTTGTGTAGGATTTTCTTCATCAATAATAACATGATAAAATAATCTACCGTCAACATAGAATCTACGGAAAGTATCTGTAGCCATGTTTTGGTAATTTAACAATCTAAGTACAATTGCAAACTCGTCTTCAATTGCTTTTTTAATTTTTTCTGGTTGTTTCAATTCGTCCATGATAATACGAATTGATTTTCCATCATCGTTTTGAACGATTGCTTCGTTGATAATATCATCGATAGCAGATTCAATTTCTGGTTGCATTGCCATTTCACGATAACGGGAAATCAACTCAACTTCATTTTTGGCTGTGCCATCTAAATCAACATAAGTGCCGTAATATGCGGCAGAAGAAATGGTTAAAGCACCGTCTTCATTGGAAGGTGGAGCAAACGCTTTCTCAGACTGTTGATCTACATCAACTTTCTGTCTAGAAATTTGGAAGCCGAAAAGATTTAATGCCATATTTGTTTTGTTCCAATTCAAGTAAACATAAAAAGGGGGAGTTAAGTCCCCCTTATAAAGATTAGGACGTAGTGTCGGATTCCCACCACTGATATGCTAAGGTTGCTGAGAATTCTTCGATAGAATCATTAGAACCCCAATCCAAATCAATAGGTGACAAATCTACTGGGAATGCACCAACAAATTTGTAAGACTTCAATACATTTCCTGCTTTGTCGTATTGATCGACTTTAGCATCAACTGAATAACCGGAAGGACTACCTGCCGTACCGGTACGCAAGTTACCGCCATGGGAGTTAATACCGTTCATCCATGATTCGAATGCTTTACGAACCTTGAAGTTTTCATCGTTGATGATTGTAATTGTCCAGTCGGCAAAGTTTCTATTTCCAGCAAACTTTAATTCACGACCAAAGTAATAAAGTGGAACAGTACCAACAGTTGAACCTGGCAATTGTGCTGTCTTGCAAAGGAATGTTAGTGCTTGTCCAGAATTTACTGGGTCGTTAGCAAAGGTTGGAAAAGTCATTGTGACTTGGAACAGGTTGGGACGGGCACCATCTCCTACGAGATTTGCACGAAACTCTGTTACGTTGAAAGCCATTGTTTTCTCTCCTATTTCTTATTATTTATTATATGCCACCAACAATTTCACTGAAACTTACACCAGTACGTACAGCAACAAAGTTCAATTGAATGTAATTAACTGAACGTGCTGGTTTGATGTAAATGTCTCCGACAAATTTGTTGGAATCAATAACTTCTGGTGTGTTATTTGTTGTATCGCAAACAACACGATAGTCATAGATACCACGGCGACCTTTAACATCACGTAAGAATGGCTCAACTAAAGCAATGAATTGAGCACGAGTAAACTCATCGTTCAATTCAAACAATGCATACTTAGATGCTGTTGCAATAGCTTTTTCAAGTACAATAAACAATCTACGAACGTTGATTCTATTGAATGCAGAAGGTTGTGTCACCAGAGTTTTGTCGCCATATAATATGGTTCCTTGACCTGGGAATGAAACAACTGGATTGACACCAACTGAATAAATGGTATCACGTTGTGCTTGTGTTGGATTCCATGCCAACTTAACTACGTTCTTAATTGCACCACGGTTTACACCTGCTGGAGAGAACCAAGGATCACGTGTTTCATCTGTACGGACACATAGACCAGCGATATCACCGTTCAATGGTATCCAACGATATACGTTGTTATACTTGTCGAATTGATATTTCCAACCAGAATCTGCAATTGCATATGTTGATGCACGTGCCAATGTTGTAACCCAAGAAGTGACAGAAGTTTCAGGAGTTGCACCACCAACAATACCAGATTGTGGAGGAGACAAGAATGTTACACAATCTTTACGCACAGAAGCAATAGAATCAATTGTATATTGTTGTACTGTGGTATAATTTGTTGCACCGCCAGCGTCACCAGTAACAATTAAAGAAATATCAACAACGTCTGGATTGGTAAACTCACCATAAGCAGTTGTATAGTCGGCTCCTGTTAATGCCAAATCTGAACCTGAAACAAGAGATACTGTTGAACCAGTATTGCTTCCTGCCATGTAGCAACCGGAGAACTGTGTATTTGCTGTTTGACCCCATGTATCAGAAGTGTTTGCATTGTCAACTGGACCTAATGCATAAACATATTTTGATTGGTCACGTAAAACTGTTCTGTAATAAGAAGTTGATCCGTCATCATTAACAGCATCAGATGCTTTTGACAAATATGGGAATACTTCTAATACAGTGCCCTTTGCACCTTGACTGAACAAACCATCTTCATCAATAACAACCAAGTGAATTTGATCGTTTGCACCACCAGAAGCGGAAACATAAGAAGAAGTGGATGGTGCTGCTGGGAAATATGATTTATATGTCCAAGAAGTAAAAGTTGATCCACCAGCAGCCGCATTTGCTGTGTTAGAATCCCAAACAGAAACTTTTAAAGAGTTTCCTTCTGCACCTGGATAACGTGCAACAAATGATTGTCCTAGTGTATCAGTGATATATGTTGTATCATATACATCAACATTATTAATAGTTTGAACCGTATTGTTTGCACCCGCATTTTTGGATAAAGTATTAGCTGCACGTACAACTTGAAGATTATTTCCGTAAGCTAAAAAGTTAGCCGCAGAAAAGAATGAAGTTGCAGTATTGCCGTCAGGTTTCCCAAACTTGTTAACTAAATCTGTTTCGCTCGATACGAGTGTTCTTTTTCCTACTGGTCCCCATTGGAATGGTCCAGCGAATGCACCGGCTGTAGTAGATACCGAAGGAACAACTGTTGTTAAGTCGACCTCTGATACGTTTACGCCTGGAGAAATCTGAAATGCCATTTTACTCTCCTTGTTTTATATTGCTATTTGGCAGTAATAACCTATATTATATTTATGAAACGATGGTTTTATAGTTAGTTCAAGAAAAACGGTGTGGGTCCGCCACGTTCGTCTTCGCTTGTTAACCAAACATCACCACCCTCTACGATGTAATTTTTATCAGTACCATCATCAAAGATACCAAAAGATGGCATTTCTTCGTCTGATTGATTCAGCATTTCCAACTGCATCTGTTTTCTCAAATCATGGTTGACAATTTCTTTAAAGTATTGTTGTGTTGTCATCCATGCAAACATAACGAGTGTCATCACGATATCATCATTTGAACCATCTTCCGCTTTAAAACTGTTGTGACTCGACACAAACGTTGTTAACTGTGAAATGGTATCAAAATCATTAATAATCAATTTATCATTTTCGATCAAAGTTTTGAGGTTTGAACATCCAATCCTCTTAACTTGGGCTGACATTTTCAATCCAAGCTGTATGCCACGCCCGAAACCTGTGCCCATTGCTTGTGCTTTTTTGTTTCCAGTCTCGATTTTTACTACGTTTTCGTATTCCAGGTCTTGGTGTAAAGTGTCTGCAATCTGCGGTGTGTTATTTATTTCAATCAAAACGTAAGCATCATTGAATAGTTTTGCTGTGTTGTAAATGACCGTTGGAAATAACACCGGTGAAATTGATGTTGAATTGTACCTTGCAACTTGTTTATATGGTACAGATGATACATCGAACACGCTAAAGCTGGATGCGTCTAGATTTCTACCTTCTGCCGGATCAACAGTGATTGCATAAATGTGTTCGGCTGTGCGTTCTTCATCACCCTTAACTGGGTATTCAAAAATATCCAGCATCTCATGTTTGGCAATTGGTTCTTTATAAACCAACTGAGCAAGTTTGGAACCAGAAATAAGTGTATTGGTTGAGCCAAGAAACTCGCATTCAAACTCTTGACGGAACTGTTCTTCAGAAGTGTTCTTGATAGTTTCTTCTTTCCAGGTTTCATCACGACCAGGGACCATAGACCAATGAATTTCGAATGTTTTGTAACCATTCTTTTTACCAATAGCATCCATCCAGAGTTTGTAGAATAGATTCATGCCGTTAGGTGTAGACACAATAATAATCTTTGTTGTCTTACCGGACGAGATAACTGGGTAAACAGAATTAAAGAACTCATTGGCAATGTTAGCTGGAACGAAAGCAAATTCGTCCAAGAATACTACGTTGAAAGAACCTCCACGTACAGCAGAGCTTGATGTGGATGCCGCAATGATCTTAGAACCGTTTTCTAATTCAACGTTACCTTTGTTCCAGGTGACAACACCTTGTTGCAACCATATAGGAAGGTTTTCATATGCAAGCTGGTATTTGGATAAAATATCACGAGCCAATGAACCTTTGTTGGCTAGAACGGCAATGTTCTGTGAGTCTGTAAAGAGTGTAAGCCACAAAAGATATGCAACTGATGTTGTGGTTTTACCGACCTGACGGGGACACTTAGTGATTGAAAAACGATTCTCATGGTATGTCCGTATCATTTCCTTTTGAAAGTCCCACATCTTAAAAGGTATCAAACCTTCATCAACGTTAACAATCTTAATATATTCCATTGCAAAATATACCGGATCTCGTGAACATTTTATATATTCATCGACTTCTTCTTTTGTGAATGGATGATCTACGCCAACTTTTTTAAGTAACGGGTTGTCCCGATATGACGTTTTACTGTTGAGAGTCATTTCTATTTTTCAATAACTTTGAAAGTTCTGAGGTTGAACCAATAAAAATTGCTTTATCTACACTCACACCCGTATCATTTTTCTTAATGTTCTTGAGTTCTCTGATTGATTTCTGCATCGACATTAGCTTTTCATTAGCTTCTGCTGTATTCTTAATGAGTGTAGCAACAACTTCAAATGCACGTGGGTGTTCAGTCTCAGATGCAATTGCAAGAAGGTGGTCAATAGCTTGATTACCTTTTGTTACCAAATCTTTAAGTGTTTGTCTTGATTCTTGGTAATCATTATCAAGATCGGTATCTAAATTTTTGGTGACGGCTGATTCAATTTTTGCAGGTAATATCTCCGGCTTTTCACTCACCTTCGGAGTCACATCAAAAATTTCACTCATACTATTTTCAAATTTTGACATTTTTATGCTATGGCGGCTTTAAATACCATAAATCCTAATAAAGGGTCTTCAGGTGGTGAAGGATCATTTGAGTTATTACGAACGGTGATGACCGCATATCCATTTTGTGGTGTTGCGGTAATATCATATAATGACATAGTTCCATTAGCCACGTGCGCTATGTATAACAAATCGTTCGATGTTATGTAGCTATTATAAAACAAAAATGTATCCGAATATTCAGCAGGGACAATTACATTATATAAACTAATTCTTCCTGTTACGGCATTTAACGTTACATCATTTGTTCTTGATGTTGTTTGCACAACATATCCACCTGAACCTTGTCTATAACCAATACCTGTACTAGACATAGTGACGTTTGGTGTAACGATGTTTCCTGTTACAGTCAAAGAACCTGAAAGCGTTCCTGTTGTATTTGCCAATGCATTATTTGCTTTATTAAAAGCTGCTTGAGCATAAGTATTTACAGAATTTGAAGCTGCATAAGCAGAGTTTGCGTGGATCGTAATATAGTTTCTAAGTGTATCAACCTTGACGCTGTTTGTGGTTGTTGAAACTGTATTTGAAACTGGAATTAAAATGTTTCCAGGTACACTGGAAATATCATTTAGATTTGTTAATTGTGAAATTTTTTTTGACATTTTTTATCCTAATTGAATGACAATATCTTGTCCATCTTCTGTTATTATATCTTCACCCAAATCTGTTATGATTGCTTCATACAAAATATTTTCTGGATATTCCAAAGTCTTTATTGAGTATGTATAATTATTAGGTAATATAACATCAAATGGATTAGGTTGAACTTGAATTGTAACTATTTTCATGGCATATTTCCAAAAGATGTTGGCGTCCAAGATGCATTTGTTACCAGTCCTTTAATGGGTGCGCCCGTTACAAAATGACCATTTAAATTTTTTAGTTCAAGTTTTCTTGATGCGTTATACCAAGAATGTACTTTTGCTGTAGCGGTCGATGTTTCATAAGAATACCCTTGATAAACTACTTCGTCAGTTTGGTAATCTCCTAAACCGCCAGCACTCATGTTTGACACCGTTGTGTTGTGCAACATAGTATTATCATCGATAAAATTTGTTATAGAAGTTTTAATGATTTTTGGTTCTGATATTGCTCCATACAAATAACCTTTGACAGTGAAGGTCAAAGTCCATATCACACTTCTTACTTTTGAATTGTAGTCACCTTCATAGTCTACTTCATTCGATACACTCTTTAAAATTATTGGTAACTGTTTCACTATACCCATTTCAGGTACCAAATTCACACTCACAGTATAATCTGGTGTAAAGTATGGAAGAATTTTTTCCATCAACTGAGCACCGTCTTCGATGTTTCGTACATATGCTATAAGAGTGAAATCAAAATCAAAAGGTACTGGATTGTAAACTGCTAAATTTGCATCTGTGTCACCACTGTGTGAAGTGATTTTTTTGTTTGTATTGAGTTTGCGTGACGCATCATAATTCATACCTGTCATTTCAAACGACATGATTGGTAGAGTTATTTGTACTTTTTTATCCAGTGATGGGTCACCTTCTAAACGTGAAACATATTTTTCTTTTCCACCGTACAATATTGGAACTAAGAAATGCTCTTGCTCAACACCACTCTCATCGTAACGAGATAGTTTGATTTGATTGAAAAGATTGCCAAATGCTATGACAACTTTTCTAATTATTCTATGATATGCGTAACTCATGTTGGTGTACCAAACGGATTGGATTCAGACAAATCTACTATATCATCAGCTTCTGTTTGAATTTGACGATTATCATACATTTCCCGTAATTGAGGGTCTTCAAGTTCGTCTGGTATAACATTGACACTAAATGTTGCACCAGAGTTGGCACCGGTAATTATTGCATTGTTTCCAAATGTTCCAAGCAAGTCTGTAATTTTTAGTACACCATCAGGTCTATTCCAGTATACAACCGTTCCAACATTATTTGC